ATCTTTCTATTTTTATTTGCAATATCTTCAATGGCCTTTAAAACTTTTTCATTGTTTTCACTTTCCTTTTCCCATTTATCTTCGTCTTTAACATACATCGTATCGCGTTTTGAATCGCTACAATGAATAGGTCTTTCAGTGACATCAAGGGCATTTAAGTTTTTGATTATTATTTTAGAGAGACCCTCAACATACCCTATTTTTGCCACATTTTCAAGGTCACTTAATTGCAATTTAATTGAATCAACAAATTCGTTAATATTCATAGCATTTTTACACGTTTCATTTAAGAAAAAATTTAAATTAAATGATTTGTTATGTGAATTCGTGTGAGTTATATTGTTATTATTTGTTATATTATCCTTCTTTACAATTTCTAAAATTAAGTTTTTAAATTCTTGATTCTCTTTTATTAAATAATTTATTAATTCTTTATCTCCAGATTGGTTTTGTATTGGTTCTTCATTAGTTATAATATTGTTATTATTTTGTTTAATAATTTCTAAAACTATATCCTTTATTATTTCATCTTTTTCATTATTACATTTTTTTTCATGATACCACAGACTGTTTCTTACTTTGTATTCCTTGTTACATTTTTTACATATAAATAATTTTTCGGCATTTTCTGGCATTTTTTGTTCTAAATTGTTCAAATTTGTTCTATTTTTATGTTTTGATGTCAATAAATGTTTTTCATAATTACTTTGTTTAGAGCAAATGAATTCACAAATATTACAAAAATAATTTAAATTTTTTTCGGCATTTTTCGGCATTTTATCCATTCTATTTATTCTATATGTATAGAATAAAAAAAATGCCTAAATACTTTTAAATAAAAATACTTAAAAAAATAAAAAATTTATCGTCACAAATTGAAAAATCTAGAAACAGTCACCACAGCATAAAAAACTTTATGGTCACAATGAAGGGTTTTCCCAAGACTTATCTGACCTATTGGTTTTTGGACATTTATAAATGTCCATTTTTCTTCCAGCCCACCGACTTTTGAAAATCATATCTAATTTTAGAATATATAATTTAAAGGAACTTAAAGAAATCTTCAAGGATATTAATGTTTATCAATTGTGACCTCTTTTGCAATTTTCTTCAAAATCTTTGTGTTATTCGCATCATTATTAGAGCAAACTGCTTGTATCATTATATGTGAATAAACGTCGGCTTTATGCGATTTACTACTGGCACATTCGGGATTCTTAATTTTCCATTCTTTAACCATCTTTCTATTTTTATTTGCAATATCTTCAATGGCCTTTAAAACTTTTTCATTGTTTTCACTTTCCTTTTCCCATTTATCTTCGTCTTTAACATACATCGTATCGCGTTTTGAATCGCTACAATGAACCGGGCGCTCGGTGACATCAAGTGCATTTAAGTTTTTGATTATTATTTTAGAGATACCCTCAACATAACCTATTTTAGCCACATTTTCTAGATCGCTTAATTGCAATTTAATTGAATCAACAAATTCGTTAATATTCATAGCATTTTTACACGTTTCATTTAAGAAAAAATTTAAATTAAATGCTTTGTTATGACTGTTATTATGAGTAATTGTATTATTATTATTATTATTATTTGTTATATTATCCTTCTTTACGATTTCTAAAATTAAGTTTTTAAATTCTTGATTTTGTTCAACAATAAAATCTTTAAAAAATTTATTTTCTTTTAATAATAAATCAATTACTTCTGATTTTTCATTAACATTTTTTTGAAAACTATCATTATTTTCAATATTATTTATTTCATTACACTTTTGTTTGTGTTTCCATATTCCACCATGAGTTTTACATACTTTTCCACAAACACAAGTATATAATGAGGATTTATTATGTTCCTCAATACTTCCATCAGTGTGTTTTTTATGTTTAGATGTTAATAAATGTTTGTCATAATCTTTCTTACTGCTTGTATAATAATCACATATTTCACAACAATATTTTTTGAGGATTTCTGGGGGTTTTATGTCTTCCATTACTTCTTAAAATAGGAAGAGAAAAAATCCCTAAATACTTTTAAATTAAAATACTTAAATAAAATAAAATTTTTTATCATCACAAATTGAAATTTTTCAAAAAAGTCATGAGAGCATAAAAAACTTTATGGTCTCATTGAAAGGTTTTCCCAAGACTTATCTGGCCTATTGGTTTTTGGACATTTATAAATGTCCATTTTTGATTTGGCCCACCGACTTTTGAAAAACATATCTAATTTTAGAATATATAATTTAAAGAAACTTAAAGAAACTTATTTTCTTCCCTTTATAGTTTTCTCTCTTTCTTTTTTCTCTAATTTAGCACCACCATATATCATTCTAATATATTATACGTATATAAAATTAAATATACGTATAATTGAAACTTTCAAATTTTATTTTTATATTATTTACTCCACAATCTAAAGCTTTTCCCTTTCTTACCTGATTTTCGCTTCTTAGCTGTTTTATATTTATTAGAGGATTTATTAGATGTTTTTTTAGAAGGGTTCTTTTCAGCATTCTTTTCCTTCTTTTCTTCATCCTTCTCTTCAGGCTTATAACTTAAAAAATACTCTAGGTACTCATCAGTGCCTTTTTTTCCACGCAATTCTTTATATTTCTCAGCTTTTTCAGCGCGCATTTCTTCCACTGATTGTTGATGACCATAACACGTAATACTGAACCGTTTTAAAAGTCCCCTTTGACTCAATCTATTTTTCTGTTGAACATCAAATAAGAACTTTGACATGCACAAAATTCTATCCGAAAATTGTGTATAATAAGGCCGGTTTGTATATAAAAATGCCAAATAAAAACTCAACATAGTATCAATAGTAGCGATTTTAACTTTTTGTCCTTTAATATTAATCACATTATAACTATGACAACCTATTGGCTCATATACAAACGCAATAATATCATTTCCCACTTTAATTTCATAATGAACTGGAACAATGTCTCCAATATTTGTTCGTTTTGTAACTTTCACATTTTTAATACCAGTGTCTGTTAACCTCTCTTTAACAATTTCACAGGTTGTTTCAGGATCGTGCGATAAAACATCAAAATCAGCAATTTTTTCCAATTTATGTTTTAAATGTTTCGGCATATATTGTGAATACATTGAAATCGCAAACCCACCGAAAAATACTACACCTTGATTAATTAAAGTGTTTTTTACGCAATCATATATTTCATCTTCATGAGTTTTATCATCCATTTCTCTCTGAAAGTCTACTTGATTACAATTTATAGATGTCGTAGGATAATGTTTATTTAAAACAGTCAACCTTTTTAATACCTTCTCCCAGCGAGATATATCACCAGCAGGCCTAGATAGCTCTAAATACATCGACATTCTTAAAAAATTAGGTGGTGCATACAAAATACCAGCTACACGAGTAGCATCTGTTTTTAAAGAAGCAAATATTTCTTTCGGTAAATTAGTTAAATCGGCAATAGCCATATAATTTACATAAACCTTAAAGGTTCCGTGATGCTGACCTGCCTTTGCTTCAACATCGGTAAATCCTTCTTTGTAATATAAATCAGCTAATTCTATGGCGTCATTTAACCCATCCATAGTAAAGCAATCATAATCTGGTAATTCAACTTCTTTGTTATAAAACTGGTCTTCCTTAGGTAATATATTATTAATTGCTGTTCCTCCATATGCAATAAGATTCTTTTTCTTAATAAAATTCTCTAAAATTACTATTATTTTTTTTATATCGTCAGATTGAACGACTCTTTTACCCATTTTTTCTTCGGCTTTATCAACAGCTAAACGCAAAATTGCTAGCTCGCATTCTTGAAAAGTCATGGATTTGTCGCATATTTTCTCTGGTTTCATTATTATATATTACGTATATAATAATAAATTTAATTATTTTCTGGACTCCTAAAAATTAAAATTGTAATAATCTGTAGTAGCGTTTCTTGTAGCATAAGATAATTGAGGATTTTGAGGGGTAGGATCTGGTATAGTAACTGCTGTATATCTTAGGTTAGCTGGTTTTAATGCAAAAGCATACCCAAGTCCATCAAAAAACAACGCATTTTCTTCTAGAAAATTATCTACATACTGATAACGCATTGCCACCAGTTGACACCCATAAGTTCTAGATAAAAGACCACTAGGGTTCGCAGGGCTAATAGAATTATCCGGCAATACAATCGTCATATTTGTTTTATTATATTCAGTTAATTCATTAACATCTGGATTATTTACAATGTCATTATTATACCTACAAGCTCTCATAAAAACTGAATTACTTGTCATATTTACATATTCTAAAAAATCCTGGTTTTGCATAAATGAATTATTTGTTTTGTCAACAATCAATATAATTTTATTTTTAAAATTAAGCAATGGTTGTCTTCCAATATTTAATCCATCATTTTCAAAACTGTATTGACTACCTAACATTAAAGAATCGTATGATTTAAATATATTTGCTAAATAAGAATACATTTTCTGATTATTACTATTGAATCTTAAATGGATTATAATCGGGTCAGTATAATTAGGAGATGTGCTACCAGAAAATCCGTAATTTTGTATTACATTCATAACATCTGAAAATGGAACATAATTATAAGTTTCCTTAATATAAATACTATCTTGAGTTGATGTGCTTACTACTGGTTTATCATCAATCGAAAAAACCTGAAAATCGAGTCCTCTAACACCTTGTTTTAAAACAGCCTTTAAATTACAAATATTAACATAATCATTTTTATAACTACCACCGCTACACGCGTTATAAGCGGTTTTAATATAATAATCATTTAAATTACCACTACAGTCAGGATCAGCAGAATTAATAGCTCTAATATTACCATCTAATGAACTATAAATATTTTCCATAAAATTACATTCTTTTCCTTCCAGATTTAAAATATAATAAAGGTAAAAAGCCATTAAAATTAATATTAAAAATATAAAATACCATATAAATCCGTAAATATAATCTTCATCTAAGTTTTTAAATGATCCACTTATTTTTGTTAAAGGGTTTCCGGGCATTCCAGGATTAGCAGACATACTTAATATAACATATTATTTTTTTATCAATTTTTATAAAATTAAAATAAAATTAAAATAAAATTAATAATAAATCAAAACAGTTAAATAATATTCATAATATATAGTAATTATGGCAGGAGGTCTTTTAAATTTAGTAAGTTCTGGACAGCAAAATATTATATTAAATGGAAACCCTAGTAAAACTTTCTGGAAAGCTACATATCAAAAGTATACTAATTTCGGACTGCAAAAATTCAGAGTTGATTATCAGGGAGCTAAAACTCTTCGTCTAACTGAAGAATCTACATTTGATTTTAAAATACCTAGATATGCTGATTTATTAATGGATACATATTTATCAGTAGAAATGCCAAATATATGGTCGCCAATAATGCCACCACAACAAACTGTATTACCTGATGGTTCATTAAATTATACTGATTGGGCTCCATATGAATTTAAATGGATTGAAAATTTAGGAGCTCAAATGATTAGTCGTATTACAATTACTTGCGGTAATCAAAAAATACAAGAATATTCGGGTCAATATATATTATCAATGGTCCAGCGTGACTTTAGTGATGTAAAAAAACAATTATTTTACGAAATGATCGGTAATATTCCTGAGTTAAATGACCCAGGAAATGCGGGAACACGTGTAAATGCTTATCCAAATGCTTATTATACAACGAGTCCAGCAGGAGCTGAACCATCAATACGCGGAAGAATATTATATATACCATTAAATAGTTGGTTTAATCTTAAAACGCAAATGGCATTCCCGTTAGTAGCATTACAATACAATGAATTACAAATTAGTGTCACATTTCGCCCAATAAATGAAATATTTATGATTCGTGATGTTTTTGATTATGTCAATAATTTTCCATATGTATCTCCTAACTTTAATCAATATTATATGCAAATGTATCGATTTTTACAAACCCCACCAGATATAACTTTAGGACCTACTTCTTATACTGATACGCGTACTATATGGAACGCTGATATAAATTTAAATTGTACTTATTGTTTCTTATCAAATGATGAACAAAAATTATTTGCCAAAAATGAGCAGAAATACATGTTTAAACAAGTTCACGAGCAAGTATTTTATAATGTGACTGGACCAAATAAAGTTCAATTAGATTCAATTGGTTTAATATCAAGCTGGATGTGGTATTTTCAGAGAAGTGATGCTAATTTGCGTAATACATGGTCAAACTATACAAACTGGCCATATAATTATATGCCGAGCGATTTGATACTGGCTCCAGAAAGTGGTGCTTTTCCTAACCCTACACCTCCCCCAGCTACAATTGGTCCTGGATTAAATCCTAGTGGATTCCCGACTGGTTATATGATTACTGGTGTATACAACCCAGATAATCAGAAAAATATATTAGTAGCTCTCGGAATCCTTTTAGATGGTCAATATAGAGAGAACATTCAACCCTCAGGTGTATATAATTATGTGGAAAAATATGTAAGAACATCAGGTAATGCTCCATCCGGATTATATTGTTACAATTTTTGTCTTAATAATGGCCCTTTTGATTTACAGCCATCTGGAGCAATAAATATGAATCGGTTTAACAATGTTGAAATGGAATTTACTACAATAGTTCCGGCATTAGATCCTTTAGCGCAAGTATTGACGATTTGTGACCCTGAATCAGGTGAAATTATTGGTATAAATAAACCGACATGGAGAATTTATGACTATAATTTTAATTTGGTTTTATTTGAAGAAAGAATAAATATTGTTACATTTATTGGTGGTAATGCGGGATTAATGTATGCTACTTAAAGATTGTTTTTAAATTTTATAATATTATAAAAATATTATAAAAACCAGATTATTTTAGATAAGCATTCGCAGCTAATGGACCTTCATCCGTAAATTGACCTGTAGTGGATGGACGATCTGGATAAGAAGGTAAATTTTGTAACCCTGCTGGTTTATAACGCTCATCAAATAATTGTCTACTTTCATTAAATTTATCAATCCATGTATTTTGCCCAAAATTTGCTTGAACAGGAGCCCCCATTTTATTATCATTATATATTGCGGCTTTTGATCCAATGTCGGTTGTCAATGTTGAATATCCAGGTTTATAATCTAATTTACCAGCATCATCATTTCCGGGAACATTAGGAGTATATTGTGGATTTGTTTGAGGTTGAGAGACATTAGGTTGACAACCAGGACATTCAATATCAGACGTGCATTGCTGACCTGTCATAGAACAACGCGCTGTAGGTCCACAAAAATTACTACAAGATGAAGTAGTATTTAATGGTAAATTAACAGTATGATTAGTATTACTAGATTCATTAGTATTAAAGGCTTCATTAAAATTTTCGTTATTTTTAGCCTTATATATATATCCAGTTTCTACTAAATAATCAATCCATTTAAATAGACATAATAAAATTAACAATACTACTATAAACAATAATAATATTCCATATTGATTTTTAGAAATACTCATATAATTATTTTATATTTTATTTTATATTTCATTTTAGCTTAACTAAATTAGTTTTTAATTAAAAAACTCAAATAATTTTATATCATTTTAATATAGTAATGTCAACAACAACAACAACAACAAGTGATACATCGGCAATAGACGACAAGAAAAATAATAATGTATCCGGTATTAATATTAATAGTCAAACAATAAAACAATATATACAGGCTATAATTCCAAGTATTATTAAATCTTTTGTTTATTTTTTATTAGGTTCAATGGTATTATATGGAACATTAAGTGCTCAAGCAGGGTTATTTCCAAGTAATATGGAGTATTATCCATATACGGAAAAAATACCTAATATGCAAAAAGTTGTTTCAAATATTTATGAAACAGATGATGGTAAATTTAGTCAAAAAATATTTTTTGATTACGAAACTAATAGAAAAGGTAATTCAATATTAGATTTTCTTCGCTCACACAAAAAAAAAGATTCAAGTGTAGTTAGTGTTTTTTTTATCAATATAATTCAAAGTATAATACGACTAAATTATAGTTCATTAAGTGAAATTTTAAATTCTATCAGGGAATTTGAAATAAATGACTTTTATATAGTTTTATTTGGACCAATAGTATTAATATTTTTTGTAATTATATTTTTAATGTTTGTTAATCCTATTTATTTTATTTATTTATGGTTTATGAATCTTGGTTTGTTTGTTCAAAAAGATATTCTTAATCCAAACAGTGAAAGTTATGGTCTAGAGACGACACAATTCTGGGTAGGTGTATGTTTAATATTTTTATTTGTATTTTTATTTTTTATATTGTTTGGATTTGTTGGATCCATTATTTCATTTGTATCTATAATTACCGTTATTTTTGCTACAGTAAGGTATAAATGTAATTTAAATGGTAAAGATAATGTAGGATTTGGAACAATATTAAACAATAATATAAAATATTATAAAGATATTTTAGCTATTTTAATATCAATCCCTCTTGTAACAAATGCCAGTAGTATTTTTGGGCAAGCTGGGGCTGGTATTGTTATTGTTGTTTTAATAGCTACTTATTTTGGACTTACAATAGATTTTTATAAACCATCTGAATTAGATAAATTATCAAAATCACTTCCTGAGAAACGAGCAGAAATAATACCTGATAATAATTCTATTAATAATATTATTAATAATGTATCAGATAAGGCAAAACAAGCAGTTGAAAAAGGGAAAAAAGCTTTTAACAATTTTACATCAGGAATAGCATCAAAAGTACCAGCTATCCCTTTAGCACAAGCAAGTTTTAACAATTTTACATCAGGAATAGCATCAAAAGTACCAGCAACAAAAGTTCCTTTTACAAACTTACCTAGTAAAGGCATTATAAATGTATAATAGTATCATAAACAAAAAAAACAAAATATTATAACAAAATTACAATATAAAACTTATTTAATATTGTAATTTATAAATTATGCAAAATTTAAAGCTAGAAAAATTACCTAAGAAACCATTTGTAAGTGTATGCACACCTACATTTAATAGACGACCATTTATTCCTATAATGATTCAGTGTTTTGAAAATCAAAAATATCCAAAAGACAAAATAGAATGGATTATTATTGATGATGGTGATGATAAAATAGAAGATTTAGTTTCTCATATTCCACAAGTAAAGTATTTCAAATATGACGAAAAAATGACTCTAGGTAGAAAGAGAAATTTAATGCACGAAAAATGTAAAGGAGATATTATTATTTACATGGATGATGACGATTATTATCCACCTGAAAGAATTAGTCACGCAGTAGATTCATTAAAAAACAATCCTAAAAAAATGTGTGCTGGTTCTAGTGAAATGTATATATATTTCAAACATATTCATAAGATGTATCAATTTGGTCCTTATGGACCGAACCATTCTACAGCTGGCACATTTGCTTTTAGAAAAGAATTATTAAAAATAACTAGTTACGACAATAATGCTTGTTTAGCAGAAGAGCGTCATTTCTTAAAAGAGTATACAATTCCTTTTGTTCAATTAGATCCAAAGAAGACAATTTTAGTTTTTTCACATGTTCAAAATACATTCGATAAAAAGTCATTGCTAGAAACCCCTAATGACAAGGTAAAATTGTCTGATAAAACAGTTGACGATTTTGTAAAAGAAACAGAAATTAAAAAGTTTTTTATGGAAGATATTGATACTATATTAGAAAAATATGAGCCAGGACACGTAAAAAATAAACCGGATGTTATTAAACAAACACAAGAAATACATAATAGTAGAATGGAGATGGCAACAAAACAATATCATCAAATGAATGAATATAATCAAATTGTTAATAAAATACAACAAGGATCTCAAAATGATCAAAAAATGAATCAAATGGGAATTGCTATACAAGAATTGACAATTGAAAATAATCAATTGAAGGAAAAGGTTGTGTATTTAGAAGACAAAATAAGAAAAATAATAATCGAACAAATTGAAAAGAAGAAAAATAACTTAAAAAATTAAATATATATGTACATTATATTAAATGGACGAAGCGCCTTTATTAACTGAAGCACCTTTAACTGATGAACCTTCAACTGACTCATCTTTATTAACTGAAGCACCTTTAACTGAAGCACCTTTAACTGACTCATCTTTATTAACTGAATCACCTTTATTAACTGAAGCACCTTTAACTGATGAACCTTCAACTGACTCATCTTTAACTGAAGCACCTTTAACTGACTCATCTTTATTAACTGAAACACCTTTATTAACTGAAGCACCTTTAACTGACTCATCTTTATTAACTGAAACACCTTTATTAACTGAAGCACCTTTAACTGACTCATCTTTATTAACTGAAGCACCTTTAACTGAAGCACCTTTAACTGACTCATCTTTATTAACTGAAACACCTTTAACTGAAGCACCTTTAACTGACGTGTATTTAATAAATGACGCATCATTGAATTTCGAAATTTTTTATAAGGAACCTTTGACTGAATCACAAATAAAAAATTTAGAAAGATTGTCATTTACCGAAGAACAAATTATAATTTTAACTCAATTAGAAATAGAATCATCATTAAATGACACAAAATATAGAATTGATTTTTTATACAACTCATTTATAAAAGGTATTGAACCATATGACACTTATTATAATAATTTTATATCTTCAATTAATAAAAATTATACTTGTTATAATAGTAATGATAGTATTAAAAATTTATTAATAAATAATAAAATATTAAAAATTATAAATAAATATATTGGGTTGTATTTGTATAATAATATTAATTATAATGTTATGAATAATGATGATAAATCAATCCAATATGTTATAAATAACAGAATAGTAAGAATATTATGTGGTGTAACTTCTACTATAATAATATAATATACAAAATAATTTAAAGATATGACCATAGTAATATTATTAATATAAAATGACTGACGAAATTAGAGACAATATTAGTATTAACGAGTCTAAAATTAATGAAGAGATTATAAAGAAGCATGATAAAAATTATCATGTTTATAGAAGAGACATTACACTGGAAGAAAAGGGGAAGAATGTTAATAAGATTCTTAAGCTCGGACTTTACTCAAGTGTGGGTGTTGGAAGTAGTATTAGAGATGCGGTTACTGGTATTTATTATAATTATAAGGTTGGTTCTAAAGATGAGGAAAGATTTTTTTCTGTAGTAGACTGTACTGGCACAAAATCAAAGTCATCACTTTTGTTTTTTTATCAATCGCCGAAACATTATGAATCTGTTAATAAGACAATTATAAATGAGGATACGCATCATAGATGGCATCAATTACAAACACAATTTTCGAATTAAAAAATGTTTTTAATTATAAAAAAATAAAAAAATATAAAATAAATAATTAAAATTATTATAGTAATTATTTATTCAACATCACTATCAGGTTCTTCACAAATAACTTCTTCATTTTCATTTACATTTTCATTTGTATACTTTTCAATATATCTATAAATTCTATTAATATCTAATTTAGTAATTTCATAGTTTTCAAAAAGAGCCATAAAATTGTTATCCTCATACTTGCTTTTTAATTCCAGGAAAAAAGAAAACAAATCTTTTCTATCCATCCCTAATTGTTGACATAAATTTTGAATAAATATTGAGTTATTATATTCCGTCGAATATTTTGTCAAAACTTTTGTAAATCTAACTTCTGTAGGGTTAAATTTTTGCTTCTTATTAAAAGAAGAGTGATATAGTTTATTGTTTTTAAATGTCTTAATCATTGAACTCATTTCATTAAATTGCCATATTTGTTTTTGAAATGTTATTCTATCAATGTAATCCGAAAAACAAATATTATCCAGTTGTTTTAAATAAAACGGAATTGAAATACTTTTTTCCATTTTTCCAATAACATCAATAATATTTTCGTGCCATAATAGTCCCACAATGGTTCTATCTGTTTCATTCATAATGGTGTTATGTTCTTCAATTTTAAACGGTAAATTAATAAGTTTTTGAGTAATTTGTTTAGTATCATCATTATAAGATTTTAATTGAAAAATATTTTCGATTATTTCACTGTTAAATAAATCAGGGTTTTTTACATAAATATTATATATGTTTTCTAGTTTTCTTAGATCACCCTGTATAAAATTAATTATTTTATTTTTAATCGCATCATTAATATCTGGTAATAATGTTTTGATAATGGTTGATACCTGGGGTTGAGATGGAATCTTTAATTCTACTATATTACATACTTTCATCAATTCTTTGATTTTTTTATCAATGTGATAATTACCAATACATATAATTGGATTTATCGTTGTTTCCTCTAACTTCTGTTTTTTTGTCTTTTTTGGTCTAATAAGTTTAATTAGAGTATTAATACCACCTTTGTCACCATTATTCATACCATCAATTTCATCCATTATAATCGCAATTTTTTTTACCTTTTTATTAAAAAGACTCATTATATTTCTATCAGACATGTTATGCTTGGTAATAGTGTCAATAATAGATTTATTCCTGATATCACCAGCATCATATTTAATAATATCATAGTCTAATTCTTTTAATATATTAGTTACAAATGATGATTTACCAGTTCCAGGGTCACCATAAACATAAATCCCCTTTTTAAAAAGGGGATTGTTTTTATTCTTTTCAAAATTAATCAATATATCCTTAATACTAGAAGCTTTTTCTTCTCTATTAAGTATTTGATTTATATCTAATTCATTCATATTATATTTTTAACAGTTATCTTTTTAATTATATTTTTAGAATTATAATTAAATATTTTTAGAATTATAATTAAATATTTTTAGAATTATAATTAAATATTTTTATTATTATTAAGAAATATTTCTATTTTCAAAATTATATTTTATAACCTCATAATAATTAAGAAGAAGAACAAGGATTAGACACACCATAAGTAATACCATCCCATGAAACGCCACATTTATTTGCCCATGTATATTTATTACATAAACCCTGACTTCCAGTAAAAGCAGGTAAATTAAAATTCATTGTTAAATGTGATTGACCACTTTGTTTTGGACATGTTCCTAAATCTTTTACATTTATACATTGTGTATTTGTTCCGGAACCATCAATTATCCAATAATCAGGACAGTCAGGAATCATTGGTGGCCAATTAGTGTTTGAAGCATTAGTTAAAGCTACGCCAATTATAACTAAAGCAAATATTAAAACAATAAGTGCACAAAATAAAACAGTTTTTTGAAAAGTTTCCATGTATATAAATTAAATAAATATATTTTTTTCTATTTGAGTATTATAAATGAATAATAATTTAAATGGACGAGTAGATATTAAAACCCCCAATACTTCTAAATTGTTTCAAATGTATGATAAAATCCCTGCTCATCAATGTTCATCATTTAGGAATCCTACAGAAGGACTCTGGGACCAGACAACTCTATCTGTAGCCTTTTTCTCTCAACAAAACATAAATATAATACAAAATGGTATCAGAGCTGGTGTATACAAACTATCAAATGGTCAATATACAATAGGTCCTCAAGACTGTGATGCTTTAAAAATAGTAATGCGCAGTATTTATTTACAACACTCAGCAAATCAACCGACTGATGTAACTTCACAAATAAGAGAATTGAATAAAATGGTGTTAGATTACTGTATTAAACAGGTCTATAGTGAAGCACAAGGTTATATGATATATATTAATGACGTGAGCACATTAGCTATACCAATTGCTCATCCTGTTATGTCTAATAATTCGGACAAGGAGCTCGTTTTAAAACCGTGGTTCTAAATTTTTCACTTGTAACTATATAAAAAATATATACACCTTTTAACAATTACACCTTTTAACAATTACACCTTTTAACAATTACACCTTTTCTCATTTAAAACGCCAATTTTACAGAGAAAAAAATAAGAAAAATGTAAAATTCATTAGGAAGCTGTTGTT